AAGAGTGCATCACCGTTTGCCTTTGAGAAAAAGTTTGGGGAACAGGGCGGTGGATTTGATAAGTTTGTTGAAGGTGATGTCTTCGGATACTTATCCCAAGGGTATCTGTATTCAGAAGCCACCGCCAAACCTTTTGGTGGTTGGATTGTAGTTAATAAATCTACAGGTGAATTATTATTAAGTAGTCCCCCTGAAGAAGATGAACAGTATCGTAAACAAGCGTTGGATATTGTTTATAAAAATATCAAAGCCTTAATGAAGGATGAGCCTTTTGAAAGATGTTTTGATTTAGTAGAAGAGATGTTCTATCAAAAGCCGACAGGCAATAAAGTTTTAGGTACTGTGTGTTCTTTCTGTGAGTATAAATATAAATGTTGGGGTGATAACATTCAATACTTGCCCCAACAACAGTCCAAAGCTAGGAATCCTAAATTCAGTTGGTATGTAGAATTAAATAATCCAAAGGAGATAGTTGATGAAAAAAGTGCCAATTGATGATGACAGTGTGGTTATTGTCATTAAACCTTATGGTGATAACAAGTTTGCCTGTGGTTTACATTCCAATTATAAACAAGATACGGAAGACAAAGCTATGTGCTACACTGTAGCTATGGGCCTTTGTCAAATAGCCCTTGATGACCCTGACATGGTCTATGAGATTGGATTAAGTGTAGCTGAGATAGAAGAAAAGAAAAAAGATGTAAAGAAGAATGGTCATGATAATGTATTACAAATGACTGATTGGAGAAAGAAGTTAAACTAATGAAACATAATTCAGATTTTAGATATGACTTAGAGGTAGGTAAGAGTGGGGAAAAAATAATTGGTGAAATATTAAAAGGGGATAACGTAGAAGTTAAATCCGAGATAGACAAATGGATTAAAAGTGGAAATCACTTTTGTGAGTATAAGAGTAGGGGGAAAGATAGTGGGATAAATACAACAGAATCAAAGTATTGGACTATTAATTTATATAAAGGAAAACAATTCTGTTTTGCTATTTCTTTAGAGACAGGTAGATTAAAAAAAATTCTTGAAAAGAATAAATATCGTTCTGTTCCAGGGGGAGATAGTAATACTTCATGGGGTTGGCTAGTTCCTTTAAAAGATTTATTGGATGTAGAAAACTATGGATAAGATTAACCCTGATTATTACAGAGGGGGAATTGAAACTGCTGATTATATTGATTCACATTCCATGGATTACTTCCAAGGTAATGTCATTAAGTATGTTACTAGATATAAAAGGAAGAATGGTTTAGAAGATTTAAAAAAAGCAGAGTGGTATCTGCAAAGGTTGATAAAGCAATATGAGAGTAGTTAAAGACCCTTTTACAGGTAAGTTGTTAGTATCCTTGGATACATTTGAATTAAAACAATCAAGAGAGAAGAGTGTGTTTGAAATAACCTACGCTAATCTTAAAGTATTCTTTGATGATATATATAACATCATCAATGCAGAAATAGAAAAGATTGAATTAGAAAAAGAGAGGAAAAGAAATGAAGAACTATTTGATAAATGAAGAACAAAGACAGGAAGTCTTAAAATATTTGTGGACCAAACCCTATGGAGAAGTGTATAGAATTATGGAAATTATGTTAAAATTAGAGGGGGGAAAGGATGAAAGATTGGAAGAATCTAATAAGAAGAAAGTATGATTTTAAAATTGATATTGGTTTTTACTCTTTAGGAGTTAACCGAGACTTTGAGTTAGTCATAGATGAACAAACTGTAAACTCTAAGTTATTATATAAACATCTCAAGGAAGACTATCCTGACTTCCAACATTCTAACATTCTTGTCGGCCTAGCTAATGAAACGAAGTTTAAGTTTGAAGAACTATCCGAAGATATGCAAAGGTTTATAAATCGTTTAAACTAATATCCAATCCTAATTTTCTTAGAGCATTACTATCTTCTTGTGGATTAGCAGGACCTGCTTGGTGAAATTTTTTCCAAAGATAGAATGAATTAGTATTATTTTTATATCCTTTATTAGCTATATCCATAAGGTATTCTCTTGATTTTGTTTCTGGGTCTCTCATTATCATGTTAATAACAGTCAATGCTCTCTGAGAATCCCAGTCTAATTCCATAGGAGTCTTTGCGGTGTATATCCAATTAGGTACTTTTTCTTTTGCTAAGTTTACATATCTATCCTTTGCATCTTGAAAAGAATTGTCAGACACCTTAAATTGAAATATACCTTCTGCATCTTTTCCATAAACATCTGTGCCACCGCTACTTTCTATATCTGCTACTTTATCTAAGTACTCTACTATATTTTTCTTTTGAGATGCAGATAAATCTTTTTCTATAAAATTTAATGCTTTTTCAGTTTCTGTTTTTTTTAATTTTTGTTCCTCTATTGTTCTTAAAACTTCGTTGTATGTAGGTTTTTGTTTCATAACAATGTTAGGACCTTCCTGTTGTTGCCTTCTTCTTACAGGTATTGTAATATCTAAAGCCATTACTTCTTCACCAAGCTCCCACCAAAATACAGACCAACTATTGATGACATAAGGTGAGTATCGAGAGGGGTAATCACTACACCTGCAAATGCTCTGTCCATTAATACTTCTTTCTTCTCTATGAGAAACAAAAAACCCGGTTTAAATTCTGTCCATGTTAAGATGACAGGAATATCCATAAGTACAGGAACTATCTTAGGCCATGCAATAACAAAAAATACTGCTGTTAAAGCTATGATTCTTCTAGTCCATTGGAATCCTTTGTTCTCATAAGTTCTTGCACTCTCAACGGATTTCATTTGGAAGTTTGCACGTTCCATTAACATCTTTTGTTCTTCTTGTTTTGCTTTAATACTTTGGCCCCAAATGGACATTACTCCACCAAGTAAGCTAGAGCCTAGCATTGTAATCATTTCTACTGGTAATCCCCCCAACATATTATCGCTCCTTTTTTTGTTTGAGTCGTAACAACTCTTCTTTCATTTTATATTTCTTGTCTTCTTTTTTCTCTAGACTAAAGTCACTAATACTATCACCTGAACCCATGAAGCCTGTAACATCATCTCTTATTCTAGATGCATAAGGGTCAAAGCCTTCTAGTTTTAGTTTGTATTCGTCTATTAAATCATATATCTTTTTTCTTTTGTCAGATAAGATTCTATCATAATCTGCCATGGTGATTTGACTATTGTTTAATCTTTGTCTAGCTATTTTAATCTTGTATCTTTCAAGACTAATCTTCTTTTGTAAATCTGCTTTAGCACGAACTGTTAGTGTTGCAATACTTTTGTTACTTACTTTAAAGCCAAAGGAATTAAGCAATGCTTCAAATTCTGTTTGAGGTACACGATACGGTGATTCTTCTTCACGTAAGGCTCTCTCTAATTTCTGTGTAGAGTATGCCCCTGGAATGAATGGGAAGTTAGGAATTAACTTTTTACTTAAACTTGCTAAAGCTAAACCCGATTCCTCTAAGACATTACCTGTCCCTCTTCCTGGTTCTTTTCTTTGTAAAAATAAATCATAACCAATAAGAGAACTGATAACGTCACCCCCTAAACCTGCACTTGGTTGTAAAGGTTCAGGCAAGAAGGGTACTAAGTTTCCACCACTCCAACTAAATGCGTCACCACCTGGGAATAATCTTTGAATATTTAAGAACTTAGGTCTACCATTTTCATCTTTAACAGGTATACGGATTGTCTTCTTAGGCATGAAAGGTAAATCTAGAATATTACCTGCTTCATATTCAGGAAGTAAGGCTCTTTCTACCTTTGCTTCTTGACCACCATATAGCTCTTCAAATTTATTTAATCCATAACCTAAAGCGGCATACTTAAAATACTTATGAGGTCTTAACACAGCAGACTCTACAAGTAGAGGAATGACTCGATAACTAAATGCTAAGAAAGGTGTGACTGTATTTCTTGCCCAGTTAATAACAGGTGCATCAATATCATAATCAATAAAGTTTTTACGAGCAAACATTGCCGCATCTTCAAAGGTATCACCCATACGGATTCGATGTGCAAAGGCATTAAGACGGAAGATGTGGTCCTCTAGACGATACCAATCTTCTAGTGTACCTGTAATACTATTATTTAATACTTTGTTATAAATATTTTTAGCAATACTAACAGAGTTGCTCCAACCGTCTACACCTACTTTTGCTTTGTAGACATTAGCTAAGTCCTCTGCTCTAAAGTTCTTTAATTCTTTTCTTACAAAGTCAGCATCGAAGACACCATGTTCAATAGCATCAAGTACTAACTGAGAAGTCTTTCCCTTTTTACCATGTTGAACTAAAGCCTTCGCCGCTTCAGGTAAAGTAGAAATAGGAACACCTGCTAAGTCTGTTAATACAAAGTTACCAAAGACATTATTAACATGCACTGTAGGATTCCATGCAGTCTTACTCGATTTCCATACACTATTTAGGTTCTTATAATTTTTATAGAACCAACTAGAATTTTGTTGTTGATATCTTGAGCCAACAACAATATCATTATAGACTTCTTCAGGAACATATTTACCACCCAAAAGACCAAACTTCTGTACCTTTGTTCCTCGTACAATACCTTTTGGTATTTGTTTCCAACCTGACTTTAAATCTTCCTCGGTGATTTCGTCATAAAACTTATTGCTATCTTTTTGTATTTCTTCTCGAACACCTTTTGCTACCTTGCCATATTTAGATGCAAGATTACCAAAGAAAGAATACTTAGCAATGGTATTAGCCATAACTTGTCCTGTATATTCCATAGCAATAGCGGCATCTTCTATTTCCCCTAAAGCTAATCGTTCAGGTTTGGTATACTGCCACCTTACAGAAATATTATCAGTCGGTTTTAATAACTTACCTTTAACAACATCACCTTTTTGATTTAGATTTTTTTGAACATCGGTTGGTGGATTTCTTTTTAAAACTTTGATAATAACATTTCCGTTTTCATCTTCAACAAACTGTCTAACCTTTTTCTGTTTGTTTAAAGGAATAGGATTACCTTTAGCATCGACTGTTTTAGTTATTGTTTTATATACACCGACAGCATAGTCACCAAATAATTCCCACCCTTTATGCTCAATACCTTCAGCACTTAGTATTTCTTTATCATCAATGGTAGGTTTTTGTCTACTTAATTTTGTAAACCAATCTTCCACAGTATACTTATCTTCTTCTAATAATCCTCTAGGCTTGAGTTCATCACCTACTTTAGTGATTTCATCAGCATATTTTGTATAGAGTCTACCGAGATAAGTTCCTTTATTTCTCTGAAAGGTTTCCTCTGTAATGAGACCTAAGTCAACATAGCGTTGACCCATAGTGTCAATTAAATCTCTTGCTTCATCTTTTAATTTAGTCAATACAGGGGAAGATACGGGATAGATGTTATCACCCTCAAGCATATTATAAAGAATCTTACGTTCTTCTTCGGTTAGTTCTTGCATCTTCTTTGCTACTCGAACAAAGTTTCCAGCTATGCTATTTTGAGTACCATCATATTTATTGAGAAGTACTTTGTAGTTTGTACTTAACCCATACTTGTCGATGAATAATCGACCTATGACATCGGATAATTTTTGTTTAATGACGACTGTTTGTTCTTTACCTTCATCGTCAACATATTTTACTTTACGGTCACCAAAAGGAATTTTTTTAACAGACTTACCCACAAGGAGTCCTGAAATTCCACCTGCTAAAGCGAGTCCTAATCTAGTGGATAGAGGTTCATCACGTTCAATATTAAAACCTACTAATGTTCCGCCAACAGCACCTGCTCCTTCACCTGTCTTGACACCTTCTAATATTCTTGAGCCTATTTTCTTTTCATAGTTTGCAAAAACATCGTCTAAGAATCCTGTAGCTTTTCTTTTTAAATTGTAAAAGCCTGTAAACTGGCCAGGGGTAGGTCTATCAGGAATAACTTCTGTTTCAGGAAATGTTTTACCAACAGGTGTTTTTCTAAAGATATTGACCAGTGTTTCAAAGACAGAGGGTAGTTCAATACCGATATCTTCATCAGGTCTTTTTGTTAAAGTTCTTTCCCCTTCTGTAAACACTTTACCTACTTCTCTTGTTTCTAGTATTTCTTCTGTTGGGTCTAACTTACCATAAGCCTGTACTTGATTTAAACCTTTGTCAATACTTTCGGCAGGAGTTAGATTAATTTTCTTTGCAGTTAAAGGAATCATATTACCTTTTCCTGTTAGCTTAACACCTAAGTTTTTTAAACCACCAATAGCGGGAGATATAATACCACCACCTAATGCACCTGCAAAGGCTTGAGAAGTTCTTGTTTTAAATAAACCTTCTTCAGTATCTACATATCCTGTCGCACCGGCTATCGCTCCTGATACCATACCATACTTACCCATTTTATAAAGTGTTCTAGCTTTACCAAAAGGAATCAACCAACCTGCAGGGTCAACAATAGCACCTGCAAAATAAGCGGCGGCTACTTTGCCACCGTCTTTACCTCGCATTAACTCATTGAGTTTCTGTTGTTCGGCTTTTAACTGTTCTTTATCAGCCCCTGTCATTTGCTTAACACCCCGATACGTATCTAAGATACCTAACTTAAAAGCGTAAGCTAAAGGGTTATCTACTTCAATAGGTTCTAACTCTTGAATAAATTTATCATCCGCTTGGAATGTATTCTTTTGATATACATCCGTAACGGTGAGTGATTTTTCAGAAAGTCTTTCTTCTCTTTTCTTTAAGAGCCTTTGTTCAAGTTCCTTGTCTATGGCCATTATTCACCTCTGATTCTGCCTTTTACAGTAGAGGTTTTAATTTCTTCAGGGAATTGTGTGTAGCCTATGTCTTTTAATATTCTGATTGCGTTATCTCTATTGGTATTATTCTTTTGCATTACTTGTTGAATAAACTCTTCGGTCACAGGAGTTTGACTATTCTTTAGTTTTTCTTCTGCACTAACATAGTCTGTTGCTCCGTAAGTTTTGACTTTACCTTTTTGTATTAAGCCTCCTTCAGGAACATCTGTTGTTGTGTCTTCTACAGTAGTAGCAGTGGTCTCTGTATCAATAATTCCTTTTAAAGCATTATCCAATTGTATCTTCATTTCTTTTGCTTTGTCTTGGTTTTCTAAATCTGCTGAACCACTAAACAATTGAATAATATCCTCAGCATAAGCAGTATCATTATCAGATAAAGCCTGTCCAAAATCTTCCATGAAATTATTTGCATAGTTAGAGTTTGATTTAAAATCATTCTGATAGAAAGTCCAGTTAGGAACATACTGTGGATTATCTGCCATAAAGTTTTGTTCTGCCAGATATTGTACAACATTTAAACCAGCATCAAATCCTCTATTCTTCATGTTATTGATTTCTTCTTGGGCAGTGTTGACAACATTAGTTGTTTGCTCGTCTTTCTTTAACTCATAGGCCTGTGATACAGGGTCTTTCTCATATAAGTCAAGATAAATAATATTCTCATAATTACTTCTCTTAGGTAAAGTATAGAGATTTTGTGTTCTCAAACTTTCTGCACCAGACGGGACAACCTCAGGAGTAGCTAGTTCAGGAGTTGTAACGCCTGATATAATCTGCTCCCTCTCTTGCATAATATCTTTGGGTGGTTCAAATAACATTTTGGATAAAAAGTTAGTTGTCTCTCTACCCATATTATTATTTTTCTGTAGACCTTGCTTTAATACGTCTGCTTTTGTTTCAAATTTTGTTTTTGCTACTTTTGTATAGTCTTGGAATTTTGCTCTTTCTTCCTCAGGTAAAGAATCAAATTGAGATTTTAATATAGATAGTTCATTGTTTACTGTTTCTACAGATACATCATCGAGATTAGCTAAGTATTCAATTCCTTTTGTACCAAATAAGAAATTAGCAAATGAACCACCACCGACATTACCACCTACTTGTAAGGCTTTATCATAAGTTTTCTGTAATGTAGTAAGTTCTTGATTAACTTCCTCTTTTGCTATCTTTAAATCTTCTAAACCTTTTTCACCTTTTTCTCTTGCATCTCTCATATAACCTAATGCAGAAGTACCTGCACCAATGGCCATATAACGAAGGGCTTTTGAACTTAATAATCCCATTATTTTTCCTCCATTCTTTTAGACATTAAACCTTTAGAGTTATCTTCCATTTCATCTTCATCATTATCCTCGTCTTCTTTTTCTACAGTTCTTTGTCTATCAGCAATGTCTCTAGAAAAGTCTCTTGATTTATATAAATCTTTTAATACCTTTTGTATTTCTTTTTGCTTGGGTCTTGTTAATTTTATTTCTTTAATACCTGCCGCTTTACCGATAGCAAATATCATTTTCTGTACAACAGGAGTTAGTAAGACACCTAAGTCTACATTATATGCACCTTCAATAAATCCTGAAAAGATAATTACTCTTGTTAAACTTTCTACAGATACACCTGTTTCTAGCATTAATATTACTTTTGCAAGAGTGTCTTTATTATTTAATTTATCCCAAATAAATACAGATGCTTCTTCTTTACTCGTAAATCTTGATGGATTCTCCCATTTATAATTTTTAGGAGTATCGGTTAAAGATTGTCCTGCAATAGGAGCATCAAATGGATTTTGTTGTCTCTCTAGTGGCATTATCCCATTATCCTTTTTGACATTTCTAAATAGTCATTGCTTAAATAATCATCCCATGCTCTCAAGAATTGTGTATAATCAGCAGAAGTTTTTCCTACTCCACCAACAGGAGTTGCTTGAGCCTGTACTCCTCTTGTTGTTGTATACATATATTCTTTAAAGCTAACATCAGGTGCTGAAGGTGTATAAGTTGTGGAACTTCCACCTCCGCCACCTAAGACACTTGCTCCAATACTAAATATATCGCCTAATCCTATCGCCATATTATTTCTCCTTAAAACATTTTACTAAAGACTTCTAAACCAATAGCACCAATGATACCATTTAATGCTCCTTTTGATTCTTCATCTAGTAACGCTAATTCTGTTTCTCTTTCTAGTGCGGCCATTGCTAAATTATGGGCCCTGTCTTTTGCATTTTCAGATGCACTATTAACCCAAGACGCTTCATCTCTCCATTGTTGCCATAATGCTGATAATGCAAAGTTAGAAATGTTTAATAAGTTTTGTGCGTCTGTTTGTACAGCGGCATTAATACTTGCTGTATTTGCTGTATTGACATTTCTTCTCCATGTAACATTAGACTGGTCAATCAATCTTTGATTTTCCACATTGAATCTATCTCTTTGGTCCTGTAGTTGTGCATTGAATTGATTAATGGTTGCTTCTCTTTGTGCGTTAGCTTCGGCTACACCAATTTCATTTTGTGCATTTTGGGCTGCAATCTTATTTGATTCAGATACTGCATACTGATTCATGGCATCTTGTCTTGATGCATTGTTTGTATTAATCTGTGTTTGTAAGCTAGAAAAGAATTGGTCAGTTTGTTGTTGACTTTGTGCATTAAATTGTAAAGATGCATTTTGAGCAGACTGGTCAGATAACATTGCTTGTTGCCTTAATTGTATATTCGTTAAACTAGCTTGTTGTCTATTGGATAAGTTTGACATATCCATTTGAAAATACTGTTGAGCATTTAAGACTGCCGCTTGTTGTCTGTTAGATAAATTTTGGAATACAGCTTGTTGATAGAACTGAGCATCTTGTTGAGCAATAGGTATTGAAGATTGTAAAATACCCGTTGCTAAAGCCTCGGCGGCAATACTAGACGAACTTAAACCACGCTGTTGCATGGCGGCATCGACTAGTCTCTTTGCCCCTTGAGCAAAAGCAGGTAAGGGTTTACCTTCAGATACTGATTGTTCTATAGCTTGGGAAATATTTGCGAGTTGACCTTGAACGGTTGCTTCAGGTGGTAAGGCTGTTAAGTCTTCTTGAGCCGCCACCATGGGTTGAGTTACAACACCTTGTGCCGCTTCCATTTGAGGAACAGCACCTGTTGTTACTGCTTGATATTGTGGAGCAGATGTTACCTGAGCCTGTTGAATTTGTGAGGCACTAGGAACTTCTGCTGTAGGTATTGTAGGGGCTACGGTTGGTGTTGGAGTAGTAGCTTGTACTTGACCTTGTAATCCAGGAGTTGTTTGTAATGTCTCAGGAGTAACTTGTTGTAAAGCAAGATTAGGTAATACAGATGTACCTTGAGGTAATGTAGGTTGAGTAACAGCAGCACCGACTTGAGCCTGTACATATTGAGAAGGGTCAGTTAAAGTTTGTGGAGTCTCTGCTACTTGAGTAGCCTCCATTGTTGTTTTATATTGTTCTTCACTGCCGAATATCTGTTGTTGTTCAGGCGTTAAATCTGCATAAGGTTTATATGCCATTAGTTACTCCTCTTAATTAAGTATGCTTCCATCCACATAATCTTTTCTTTTATCACTGCTATATCTTGTTGCATTTGGGTAACAGTATCTACCTTAGTTTCTACTGCATCCAATCTTTCTGAAAACATACCCCAAGTCATACCAATAGTTACTAGTAACACTAAATAAGGAAGTATTGTTTTCAGTTCTAATTTCATCCGTTTGCCACCTTCATGTTTGCAACACGCTCTTCGTGTTCTTCCCATGTCTTTGCCAATTCTTTTTCTTTACTATAGTCATGTTTATTTTTATTTAAGGCAATGACTTCATCTACAGTCATGCTCATCCATTTTTGTCTTTCTTGAAAGTTTCTTTCTGCCCATGTTTCTAATCTATCTAGAAGAAATTTATTATGTGTTGTTAATTCTTTATTCTCTGCTTTTAATACTTTGTTATCTTTGCGAAGTTTAGTGACTTCTTCTTCTAGTTTTTTTAATGACATACGTTTCTCCTTTATATTAATTACTGAGGGCATTGAGTGGGTTATTTAAAGATTTATTAATTTTAAAATCTAAGTTTTCTTCAAT